GACGCAGGAAGAAAAATCCAAGTCGTGGTTTGCCGCAGGATGGTATCGATTAAAGACCGGACGAGTCTGGAATGTTGTACAATGTCCAAAACTTATTACACTTCAGCGTTATCCATACACTGGACCATTTTATACCGAGGAAGAAGCCTGTGACAAATCCGTTTCGTGATCAAGAAAAATTTATGAGAGCCTGCGACCAAACAGTGGGTGAATTCAATGGTACACAATATGATATGTATTGTGCGTTAATCGAAGAAGAGTTTAAAGAACTTCAACAAGCATTAGCCGATAACAATGATGTGGAGTGCTTGGATGCACTGATCGACATCTTGGTTGTGACTATCGGTGCCATACAGTCAGCTGGGTTTGACGGTGAAGGTGCGTGGAAAGAAGTCATGAGTACAAACTTTGCCAAAATCGACAAGTTAACTGGCAAGGTGCGTAAACGTGAAGATGGTAAGGTATTAAAGCCAGTGGGGTGGACCCCTCCTAATCTAGCACCTTATCTAAAAAGAACATAATGTTACACATTAACAAATTCATCGATCGAGTCAAAGCGGCAGAAAGCAGAAGTCAACGTGACTTGATCATGACCATCAACGAAGCCAGGGACTTGCACGGGGATATTACAAAATTACTTTTAAGTCTTCAAGTACTACGTGAACAGTCTACTGCAACCCCTGTGGAACCCGTAACCAGCATTGAGGTTGTCGGCGGCTCATTCTAAAACTACCTAAAACTACCTACATAACGGGATAAATAAAAGTAGGAGTTTAACAATGAGCAGACCAAAACCTAAAGTTCTAGTAGAACTAACCAACAAAGTCAATTACAAGACCGAACAGGTACTTGCGGCTGAAGGGATATGGGCTGTGTTTTTTGACGGGCTACCTATCAACCTCAAAACATCAAATATGCTAATTCAATATCCTGGCCCCAAGTACAAGAAGGTTAGTTTTTCCAACAGCGGCCATGCAATTAATCTAGCAAAAAAACTTAACACACAATTCAAGACTGACAAATTCTCAGTGGTGTTATTAAAGCAAGGTCCCCAGATTTTTCCAGATGGTAAACAAAAATGAACTAACACAAACGTTAGTTGAATTATTACCCAATTCATTATCTGTAACCACAGAAAAAGCACTCAAGACTTGGTACTGTAATATTCGATCCAATGGTGGGTTACGACTTACTGATTACGGCTACAAAGCTTTTCAATTCTTAGAGATTGAAAGTTGGAATGTGCCGATTGAGTTTAAAAATCTCAATAAGAAAGGTCTATTGGCACTAGACCGTAAACTGACCTTTCCTTATTATATTGATTCAAAAAATAAACAGCTAGTTATGTTTTCTAGTAAGGAAGCAATGTTGGCAACTTTATACGGGGATTTACAAAAGTTTCTCGACAGTTATTCCGGGTAACTATAATCCACTATAATATTATCAGATATTATTGATAATATTATCGGATTATCAAGGTAATACTTGAGTATTATCTTATTTTGTTGTTTTTTTACCACAATTTTGTGGCTTTTTTACCACAGTTGTGTTTGGTTGACTGGAAATGCCCATTTTGCTATAATATATACATGAACACAAAAACAGTAACCCGTAAAAAGCGTACAGACCGCACTCACATCATTTATATGATCGAAAGCGGTACAGACTTCTACATTGGTGTCACAGCCAAGACCATGAGCACCGTTAAAAAGAGTGTGTTGGTTCGTTGCAACAAACACATTTATCGTATGCGTTCTGAAGACAAGTCATGGATGCTGTACGAGACCATGCGTGAGCGTGGTACTGACTCATTCACTGTTCGTGTGATGGCTGTGGTGCGTGGCAAAACAGAAGCTCACAATTTTGAGCGTGACATGATCCGTAGCATGAAGCCCAACTTAAATACTGATGTTCGTGGAGTTAACTTTTAATGGTGCAGTATGAAAATCAAACAATCCAAACCTAGAAACTTTGTTGCCAAAGATTTGCGCACACCAAAATATCGCATGCGCAAAGAAGAATTAAAAACGGCATACCAACGACATGAAAAACATCAAACACGTTGTTGTCTTGTTGACTTTAAAATTGCATAAGTGTATAATCAGTATCTAACCAGGAGTATATCATATGATCACAATGAAAGAATGGATGGAACTAGTTGACTATAAAATCACCGAAGGTGGTGATTTTGGCTGGGACTGTTACGGATCAAATAGTTACCAGCTAAGTAGCTGGAACGGTGTTCACGACCAGGGTGGGTGGAGTTTCAATATTGTATTCAGTACCAAGAGTCAAAAGGTCTACGAAGTAGCAGTCTGCGACTACACCAACAATCGTGCATATCGCATGATCAATCCCGACTATGTTAAAAAGTACAACAAAGAAGCCAAGACTCGCGGCGAAATGCTGAACCAAGCCTGGGACGATGTTGACTATGTGGATCTAGAAGTGGACGACGACTTTATCCAAAAATGTCTTGCTATCAAAGCCGGAGAAGTGTATGATACCCGTGTGAGTGTGCCTATTGATCTGTCAGATGATGGCATGTTTACACTGATGAAAATGGCACACGAACGCGACATTACATTTAATCAAATGGTCGAACAAGTCCTACGAGAACAATTGGGTCTGCTGGGTATGGATTCAGTTGTTGACAACAAAAACAAATTCTAATATAATTACGTTTATAGGGCCGTTAGCTCATGTTGGTTAGAGCAGTGGACTCATAATCCATTGGTGCTGTGTTCGACTCACAGACGGCCCACCAGACAATTGCGACTGTGGTGAAATAGGTAGACACAAGAGACTTAAAATCTCTCGCTCGCAAGGGCATGCCGGTTCGATTCCGGCCAGTCGCACCAACAACCTGGCCTTAGTTCAATGGACAGAACAGTAGCCTTCTAAGCTATCAATACAGGTTCGATTCCTGTAGGCCGGACCATAACAAGGATTTACAATGACTAATTCGCAGAAATCAAAAGTAGAGTTTGCACCTGGTGCATTTGATGATTTTGATGGAACACAAGAAGAACTTGATGCTTTGCAGAAAGAGCTTGTTGAAATGTTTTCTAATCTAACACCAGAAGAATTAGCAGAACAAAGTCGAGCTGTGGACTTTGAAGAACTCATGGAAGAAGATCCTGCGCTGGCAGAAAAACTGTTTAACAGTTTTAACGACGAGCCCACAAGAAAACTGCAATGACCAAGATAAACAGCAGTCCTGAGCGTAATACCTTCCAAGTAGAAGGTGCTATCAAGCGGGCAGAAGAAGCAGGCCAAGAGCCTGACCAAGACTATATTGACATGTGGGAACAGATCAAGATTGACGATGCTAACAAGATCCACGATCCTGAGTGGCAAAAAGACAATATGGAGTACGATCTACGCAGTACTTTATGGATCTGTGACAAAGTAAAAGCCAGCGACAATTATGCACAGAACTTGTATGCGGCCATGTGTAACATGCAGTTTCAAAAATTAGAAACTTGGCCTATCTTAAAGAATCAGCGGTGGAGTTGTAGTTGGCGTCATAGTGGTGGTATCATTGCAGACATGCAAGAAAAAGGCGACTACATTGATTGGTACTGTAGCGGCATTGGTAACAAAGAAAACGGTTTTGGATTAGATGGGTACGAACCCACATTGGATTCTGATGGCAGAGACTACGTTGCCGAAGGTGTAGTCACAGAAGAGATCCGAGAAGATCTACGTAAACTTGGATGGACGCCAATTGAATGGGAAGATGATTAACAGTTTATCAGGGTGGTATGTGGCCAGTATTACGCCTCCTGTAAACGGTCGCGTTTCTAAACATGTATATGTGGGGTGGACACCTTGCATAGATTGGTGCAAAGAGCAATTTGGAAATAATGCAATAGATGGTTGGAGATTCATCGGAGAAGGTGTATTTGAATTTAGAGATGAAAAAATGTTAACATTGTTCTTACTGAGGTGGGCATGATCGAAGTAACTCTCGAAGGACACAACCCAACTCGTGTTATGGAAATAGTACAAGAGTTGAGAGACAGCGGTCTTCAACAAGGCTCCGACTTTGACTTTCAATATCATCCTCCCAAGTTTGATGCAATAAATGGTCACGAAATGAAACCTAAATATACAATTTTTTTCTTTTACAACAATGCAACTGCCAGTTGGTTTGCATTAAAACACAAGTGAGGTAATTATGGATTGGTCTAAACAAGAAATGGTACGACTGCTTAAAAGTGCTCCTGGCACACAGTACCAAGAAGCAGATGACACGCAGAAAATGGTCATTAGAGATTGGGTGCGTAGTTTGCTACAAGCAGGTTCTGTCAGCCTTGAGTTTGTCAAGGCTGATGGTACAATTCGACAAATGAAATGTACTCTTAATCACGACTTGATCAAATGGGAAACTGTTACAGAATCGGCACTCCCCAAGAAAGAACGCAAAGAACCCACAGAGGATGTTGTGCGGGTGTATGACTTGGAAAAACAAGAATGGCGTAGTTTTAGATTTGACCGACTGCATAAAATTACAACCGAGTTATCTTTTACCTAATTGGTTGCAAATATTTTTTGTATAGTATAAAATAACGAATTATAAATATTGATTCGTGATGCCATTCATGGGTCATGAATAAAATCTTGCTTAATTTAAAGGAGAAAAATATGGCTTTAACACCATTGCACGATCGCGTTCTCGTCCGCTTACTAGACGCAGAAAACAAGAGCCCAGGCGGTATTGTTATCCCTGATGCAGCCAAAGAAAAACCCACAACAGGCGAAGTACTAGCTACCGGAAATGGTAGAATTACCACAGAAGGTCTAGTTATTCCGTTGACTGTTAAAGTTGGCAACCGTATTATGTTTGGTCAGTACTCTGGCCAAAAGGTAAAAGTTGACGGTGAAGAACTAACTGTTCTTAAAGAAGATGACATTTTGGCTATTGTTGAATAAGGAGAAATAACATGACCGCAAAACAAGTAAATTTTGGCGACAACAGTCGCATTCGTTTGATCGAAGGTGTTAACATTCTTGCTGATGCAGTGAAGGTTACCCTAGGACCCAAAGGTCGTAATGTAGTAATTCAAAAGAGCTTTGGTGCTCCAACAATTACCAAAGACGGCGTTAGTGTTGCCCGTGAGATTGAACTATCAGACCCATTGCAAAACATGGGCGCCCAGATGGTCAAGGAAGTTGCTAGCAAGACTGCTGACAAAGCCGGAGACGGTACAACCACTGCCACTGTACTTGCACAGAGTATTGTGAAAGAAGGCATGAAAGCCGTGGCCGCTGGTATGAATCCAATGGATCTCAAACGTGGTATTGATCTTGCTACCAGTGCCATTGTAGAAGAACTTAAAAAGCAAACCAAAGACTGCACTACCAACAAGGAAATTGCACAGGTTGCCAGTCTTAGTGCCAACAGCGATTCCAGCATTGGCAACATCATTGCTGAAGCAATGGCCAAGGTTGGTAGCAAAGGTGTTATCACTGTGGAAGATGGCAAGAGCTTGGAAAACGAGCTTGAGATTGTGGAAGGCATGCAGTTTGATCGTGGCTACCTAAGCCCGTTCTTTATCAGCAATCAAGAAAAACAAACAGTCGAATTAGACAATCCGTTTATCTTGCTCTACGACAAGAAAGTCAGCAGTATTCGTGATCTATTACCGGTGCTTGAGCAGGTTGCTAAGTCAGGTCGTACACTTTTGATCATTGCCGAAGATGTTGAAGGCGAGGCCCTGGCCACTTTGGTTGTAAACAACATGCGAGGTATTCTGCGTACCTGTGCTGTCAAAGCACCGGGCTTTGGTGACCGTCGCAAAGCCATGCTGGAAGACATTGCTGTTTTGACTGGTGGACAGGTAATTGCTGAAGAACTAGGCTTGTCCTTAGAAAAAGTCACACTGGCTGATCTGGGTTCAGCAGGCCGTGTTGAGATTGGCAAAGACAACACCATTATCATTGATGGTGCCGGTACCAAAGATGCAATCGGTGCTCGGGTGAAGTCAATTCAAGTACAGGCTGAAGATGCTACCAGCGATTACGATCGTGAAAAATTGCAAGAGCGTGTGGCCAAGTTGGCTGGCGGTGTTGCAGTTATCCGTGCAGGTGCCGCAACAGAAGTAGAAATGAAGGAGAAGAAAGACCGTATTGACGATGCTCTACATGCTACTCGTGCCGCAGTTGAAGAAGGAATTGTAGCCGGCGGTGGTGTTGCGCTAATCCGTGCGCAACAGGCAGTTAAAGGACTAACAGGTATCAACGCAGAACAAAATGCAGGTATTCAGATTGTTCTACGTGCTTGTGAGGAACCACTTCGTGCTATTGCTTATAATGCCGGTGCAGAAGCCAGCGTTGTAGTTAATGCTGTTGCCAACAGTTCAGGCAACTATGGTTACAATGCCGCAACTGACACCTATGGTGATTTGGTTGAACAAGGTGTTATTGACCCAACCAAGGTAACACGTACAGCGTTGGTTAGCGCCGCTAGTGTATCAGGGTTGATCTTGACCACAGAGTGCGCAATCAACAACATGCCCGAAGACAATAAATCAGGACCTCCTGGCGGAATGGGAATGATGTAATCTAAAAGCCCGGACATTGTCCGGGCTTTTTAACAAGAGTTATTGATTTTTTCTATTGTCGTTATTAAAACAATTTCAAGAAAAATCCATAAATCTGCTTGATTATATAGATATATAATATTATAATAAACACTCAGTACAAACACTGAGTAACATTTTAACAAAGGAAAATAACATGAAAACAGTTGGCGATAAATTAACCCCATTTGCAGTAACAGGTGTCAAGCCAGGACAACCAGAAGATGCCTTCTATACAATTACAGAAAAATCATTTGAAGGCAAGTGGAAAGTAATTGTTTACTATCCAAAGGACTTTACATTTGTATGCCCTACAGAAATTGTAGCATATGACAAATTAGCAGGTGACTTTGCCGAGCGTGATGCAGTTTTACTCACAGGCTCGACAGACAACGAGTTCTGTAAGGTAGCATGGCAAAAGTCACACGATGACTTGCGCAAGATTATACATCACCAGTTTGCTGATACTGCTCGTCACCAACCTGGCGAAGAACGTGGCGGTGTAAGTCTTATTGAGCAGTTGGGCGTGTTCTATGCTCCAGCAGGTGCCGCACTTCGTGCCACATTCATCGTTGACCCAGACAACGTTATCCAGCACGTTACTGTGAACAACTTGAATGTTGGTCGTAGCCCAGAAGAAACTCTGCGTGTGTTGGATGCGTTACAGACTGGCGAACTATGTGCCTGTAACCGTACCGTTGGCGGCGAGACACTATAATGGCATTTATTGACGCAATTAAAACTGCGTTGCCAGACTACGCCAAGGACACCAAGTTAAACCTTGATGCTGTTCTTGTGCGTAGCACATTGGATGCTGATGTGGCCATGGGTTGTGCTGTGGCCGCACTCGCCGCAACTGGTAACGGAAAGGTATTAGCTGTTATGTTAGCGGATCAACCAGTACATGCTGAATCAGCAATGACCGCCGCTTCAATTATGGCACAGAACAATGTATGGTATCCCTACGTTGAGATGGCTGACGATCCTGCTCTTAAAGGATTGCCAGCACAGTTACGCATGAATGCCATTGCCAGTCACGGTGGAACTACCAAGTCAAACTTTGAGGCATTTAGTTTAGCCGCAAGTATTGTGGGCAAGTGCCACTTCTGTGTGAAAGCGCACTACGAAACACTCAAGCAAGAAGGATACACAGTAGAGCAATTACGTGATATTGGCCGTATTGCCAGTGTTATGAATTCGGTGGCCAAAGTTCTGAACAGCTAATGCACAAAAAACATCAAGTCATCAGATGTGAAGCATATATCTTTCAAGGAGATACTTTTTCCGTTGAACAGGCTGAAAATTTTCTTAAAGAGTACGACACAGACTGTGATACTATTTTAGCTAGTGTGTGGGAAGTACCTTATTATAAAATGTCTACTAACTGGAGACAAGGGTATAAAAACCTAGTACAAACAGCAAAAAGAAAATTAAAAGGAAGAATTTTTGTTATACTTGATTCCTGGTATCAACCATATTACCAAGACTTGTTAGATCCAGCTGTTGATGATGTTTTGTTAATTGATTATTTCTTGGTTAGAATCTATAACGAAGTTGTAGTTAAAAAACTATGCGATTTTAAAAAAATACCCGATGTAAAAAATCCATTTTTATTCTTAACTGGCAAACCATCTAAACTCAACAGAACTCGATTGTTATATAAGTTACAACAGAAGAATTTGTTAGAAAACAGCATATGGTCGTTTTATCCAATTAAAGATAAAATTAATCAAGAACATTCAACTGTGCCTGAAATAACAGTTGACGAATACATTGATTTTACAAACAAATATCAACGTCAACCAGATAGTGTTAAATTTAAACCGTCTGGCCACTCTTATTTTTTTCTTCCGGTACCTTACGACGTTAAACTTTATGATAGTACAGGTTTTTCAATTGTACCCGAAACTATATTTAATAATACAAATTCGTTTGATACTGTTTTTTTCACAGAAAAAACCTGGATTCCAATATTAAATAATCATGCTTTTATAATTGCTGGAATTCCTGGTGTACTCAAACAACTATCAACTATGGGGTTCAAAACCTTTGAAGAATATTTGCCAGTTAAATATGACAACATACTTAACCACGAACAACGATTAAATGCAATTGTTGAAAACGTGGAATTTTTAGTTAATAACATCGATGCCCTAGAGAATGATTTAATTAACGATATCAAACACAATCATCAAAATTTAATAAAATTAGCTTGCAATAATGTTGATAATATTCTCAATCTTGCCAAACAGCATCAATGGCAAATTAAACAGTTTGACGACCTAGTTAACACCGCTGATAAAATTCTATAACAATTACAGATTATGGATATATAATAGTACTATGAACTATCAATCATTGTCCATGTACACCAAGTGTGACGCACGAGATTTCGTGAGTTACAACTATGAGCACATGTGCAATGCGGGTCTTGGGAAATCTAGATAACTAGAAAGTACTGCTAATAAAGACCCGCCAACTAGGCGGGTTTTCTTTTTGTAGGTAGACCAGAATTGACAGATCTAGTACAATAGAAACATGAAGGAAGCAATTCCGGGCAACAACAGAGTGTTGTAAAAATACAACAAACAAGTAGTTGACAAAAATTGCAAAGTATCATATAATTGATGCATACGTTGAGAAATCAACAATGTTCTTTAACAATGTTAGAGTTTTTGTATAGTAGCCCGCAAGGGTTGCTATATTAAAATGTATTAAAGGTTACCTACACCGTTAGGGATCTACAGCGAGGACAGTGGGGCCGCCCACGCTCAAACTAGGTCTATGAAACCGGGCAGAAATGTCCAGAAAAGCGGCGGAGCATGTAGGCAGTAATGACCGTGCAGGCCTATACAAGACGGTTGTATAGGTAGACATAGATGCACAATGGTTCCTTTAGTATTTTTTAATATAGTAAATTTTGGAGCGGTGGCCGAACGGTAAGGCAGCGGATTGCTAATCCGTACAACGTGTTAAAGCGTTGACTGGGTTCGACTCCCAGTCGCTCCGCCAAGTTTTGAGAGTCACATCGCCTGGATACTTCCTTTGGTAACAAAGCACTAGGTCCTGCAACCGTGGCTCTCCCTTATTTGCTCGATTCGTCTATCGGTTAGGACATGCGGTTTTCATCCGCATAAGAGCGGTTCGACTCCGCTATCGAGTACCAGACATGGAGATGTGGCCGAGTGGCTGAAGGCGGCAGACTGTAAATCTGTTCTGTAAAAAGCGCGGTGGTTCGAATCCATCCATCTCCACCAGAACGTTCCGGATTAGTCTCTGGATACTGTGACCCACAGGATGAGAAGTAGTGTGACAACTACGGGTGGTAGTCTTTAAACCCAAAGGCCGCTGGCAATGCGATAACGGTTCCTGTCGGGAAGCGGGTGGAAGGAGTGTGTGATGGGTATGATAGCGTCATATCTTGATACTCTATAATTACCGCCGGGGGATGCAGAGCATTTTTAAGTACATACCCTACGCCTACTTGGAATAGGAGATAGTGTCCATAGCACTGAAGAAAGGTTTAAATGTACTTAAAAATGTTTTGTTTTTATAGTCAAGCATCGATAAGGTATCGTGTATGGACGCATACACTATTCGGGTCACAGCGGCCGGCGACTGATCCTGATATAACTGCATCGGCTTTGACACGGAAGCACCGGACGTCTAAATTGGCATTCTCGGTGCTTGACTATAAAAATTTGGTCTTAAAGTGTTCATGGACGCACGACGGCTTGTCACGCCGTAAGAGTGGGGATCGTTACCCCCTAAGACCGCCAACATAAAAACTCTAACTTTTACCGCGGGGTACGTCAGTGGTAGACCGCCAGGCTCATAACCTGGAAGCCGGAGGTTCGAGTCCTTCCCCCGCAACCAACACAGGAGTGTTGTATAAATACAACACAAAATTTTTACCTTAGAGGTTGACTCTAAGACATAAATAAAGTACAATAGAAACTAAGATGAACAAGCATTTCACATTATCGTTGAAACCCATTATGCACCAGACAGCATCTGCCTGGTCACGCGGTTTTAATTTTAACTGTGGGATTACAATTCCAGGTACGCAGGGGTCCGTAGGAGACAAGATGTAATAAAAATACATCAAATTCTAAAAGGACCCCAGGACTAAAAACCCTGGGGTTTTGTTTTTAAGGAACAAATGATTAGAGAAGAAAGTAAAACTGAACATAAGTGTGTTTACACAGAAATTGATCAAAGAGCCAACGAAGGACTAGGGTACGCACTCACTCCCGAGATGACAAAAAAATTGATTGAAGGTAAATTCACAAGAATGCAACTGCTAACAGGCAATCGAAATAGAGTGATTGAAACTAGCAAAGCATAAAGTGTGCATAGGCAACGCGAGCCTGACCTGCACTTAAAACATGGGCAAATGGGCGGCCTGTAGGATGAAGCTTCTTTTGTGAAGTGAAAAATTACAGCGTATTAAAGCATTCTTTAAGAACAGGCAGCCTAAGTATTTTAGAGTGCTTTAATACATACATTCCTCGGAGTGTGTTAACTATTTTATTCCTTGATAGCTCAGTTGGTAGAGCACTTGACTGTTAATCAAGTTGTCCCTGGTTCGAGCCCAGGTCGAGGAGCCAGATATAGCCCTTATAGCTCAGTTGGTAGAGCACCTGATTTGTAATCAGGTTGTCCCGTGTTCGATTCATGGTGGGGGCACCATTTATACCACCTTAGCTCATTTGGATAGAGCACCAGGCTACGAACTTGGGGGTAGGGCGTTCAACTCGCTCAGGTGGTACCAGTTTTTGGGGGATTGGTATAGTTGGGAACACAGTAGCTTTGCAAGCTTCAGTCAGCGGTTCGACCCCGCTATCCTCCACCAACAAATTTTTAAGGAGAGTCCAAATGGACAGTGATAAGAGTGGTAAGATTTGTGGGACGTTAGCTCAGTTGGTAGAGCAGTAGACTTTTAATCTATTGGTCATTGGTTCGAATCCAATACGTCCTACCATATAAAAGCATTCTTGGCGTAAGTCAAAGCGGGAGAAGAAGCTGAGTATCTGCAGATGCAAAAGTTTCAGCAACTAGATTGCCTCCTAGGCCTGCTGTTGAGAGTGCCTCTATATGGTAATATAGCATAGTGGCTAATGCAGTTGCTTCATACGCAACCTATCGTTGGTTCGAGTCCAACTATTACCACCAGGCTTTGTTGGAGATTCGCCAAGTTGGTCAAGGCATCGGATTTTGATTCCGACACGCATAGGTTCGAATCCTATATCTCCTGCCAGATTTTAGCCGTGTAGCTCAGAGGAAGAGCATTGTCTTGATAAGGCAAGGGTCGACATTTCGAAACTGTCCATGGCTACCAATATAAGTAAATTACAATGCGGGGTTCGTATAGTGGTAATACCTGAGCCTTCCAAGCTCATGCGGAGAGTTCGATTCTCTTACCCCGCTCCAGGTTTAGGGTGATTAGCTCAGCGGTAGAGTCGCTGCCTTACACGCAGTTTGTCGGGAGTTCGATCCTCTCATCACCCACCAGTTATTCGGAGTGTAGCACAGCCTGGTAGTGCGCCTGGTTTGGGACCAGGAGGTCGTAGGTTCGAATCCTACTATTCCGACCAATTATGCAACGGTGGCAGAGTGGTCAAATGCAACGGATTGCAAATCCGTAAAGTCGTGAGTTCAAATCTCACCCGTTGTTCCAATTTGTATCCATAGTGTAATGGCAGCATTGCGGTCTCCAAAACCGTCAGTCTAGGTTCAAGTCCTAGTGGGTACGCCAGTATTAAATATAAGAAAGCCATATGATAAAAGAAACACAAACAAGAACAATAGTAAAAGCAGTTATATACAGATTTTTCTCAGTGGTAGCTATCATGTTGTTATCACTGCTATTCGGCGCTAGCATGGCATCGGCTGGCATAGTCGGACTAATTGTAATTGTGGTAGGTACAGCAATTTATTACGTACATGACAGGTTGTGGTTGCTTACTGGATGGGCAAGAAACGATTCAGGGGTTGACGATATCAAACGTAGTGTAATTAAAACCATTATCTATCGTGCAATCACCATGACGGTTTCTTACTTGATTGCAATATTCATTATTAAAAGCAGTGGGTCCAACGCTGTGCTATTTGCAATAGCACAGGCATTGACAAATATGACTTTTTTCTTTATTGTTGAGAGAGTATTTAATTTTATTGAATGGGGAAAAATTAAACCTGAATCTCAGGTAAATTAATTAGGAAGCGTGGTCGAGTCAGGTTTATGGCAACAGTCTTGAAAACTGTCGGCTCTTAACAGGGTCCGTGAGTTCGAATCTCACCGCTTCCACCAAATTGGAGTATTCAATGTCAAACGAAACCGATAAATTCAAACATAGCAAGCGTCTACAGAAAGACAAAAACGCTGTTAACAAACAAATCAAAATTGCCAAAGAATTTGGGATACCAGTTGAAGAGCCACATAAGTTTGCCAAACATCATGCCATGAACTGTGGCACCCCAAATTGTGTGATGTGCAGTAATCCTAGAAAAACCTTTAAAGAGTTGACACAGCAAGAGAAACGAATGTTTCAGGACACCGATACTCCTCGTGATCGACACAGCAATGGATTGCCGCCTGATCAAGATTAATCTATGGTGACTATAGTGTAACGGTCAACACCACGGATTGTGATTCCGTTAATATGGGTTCGATTCCCATTAGTTACCCCAATGCCAAGATAGCTCAGTTGGTAGAGCACCGGACTGAAAATCCGGGTGTGGGCGGTTCGATCCCGTCTCTTGGTACCAATTACTGAGTGATCTGGCCTGTTACAGCATCTACATGCACAGGTTGGCGACCATCAAATGTAAAATCATAAAAAGGATTTCCTCGATAATCAACAGTTTGACGCAACCTGCAAAACAGCCAGGTGTCTGTAATACCTGCTTTGGTCATGGCCTGCTGTGCCTGATTACAACTCAGGGTAGGTGGATATACAAATGCCTGACACTCAGCCACACGGGAGTCATCAAACGTGGGGCCAGTAGCATGTCCTGTAATGTCAACAGTTATAGCATAAGGTTTGGTATCTTCGGATCCTTGCCAGCAGGTATACATAGTTCCATTACGGTCAGCCTCAGCAAGATAAAATTTAGATCCGTTTTGATGTAGATCCATAAGGCTCTTGGCTCCCCAGATCTGTTGATCAAAACTCAAGGGAGACAACAACCCTAGTCGTCGAAAATATTGTCTTATAAGTGTTATTATTGACATAATTACATTTCCTTTTGTTGATATATTTATCTGGTTAGAATAGCGGCCTTTAGAGGTTCGATTCCGTCTCTTGGTACCAACAATGGATCAGGAATAAACTTAGGTTTGGATGTATTCAACAGTGGGTCAGGAACAAATACACGATGTGTACTATGGTAAGTTGGAGAAATATAAGACTGTTTTGCCGATTTCTCATACAATATGTCAGTAGATGTGTTACAATCAATCATACTGTATTTAAAGCCCCGGTGACGGAATTGGTATACGTGTTGGTCTTAGAAGCCAAATTTTAGGAGTTCGAGTCTCCTCTGGGGCACCAATTTAGCATATATAATAGAACAAAGGAAGCATCATGAAGAGACTTTTTGTAATGCTTGTATTACTTGTTAGCATACCCTCTTATGCATTTCCTAGCAATTCAAGCATTCTGGTATTGGATGTAAATTCCAACCACCCACGATATGTACATAATGGCGAGCAAGTTCGTTCTATTGCCAGCATTACTAAATTAATGACTGCAATGGTAACCCTTGACTACGATAAAGATCTAAGTAGAAAACTTTTGCTCAGTAATCGTGTCACGAGCAGTTTACCTAAACAATATTATACCAGACACGAGCTGTTAAATGCAATGTTGGTTCGCAGTGATAATGCCGCTGCCGAAACCATTGCTGAAGATTATCCTGGCGGTAGACACGCATTTGTTAAACAAATGAACCTACATGCCAAAATGTGGGATATGAACAATACTGCATTTATTGATCCAACTGGCCTGGGCGTGTTCAATGTCAGCACAGTATATGATGTGGCCAACATGATACAAACAGCATCCAGTTATTGGTTTATCAGAGAAACATCAGTTAAAAAGAATGTTGCCATTGCTACCCTAGCCAAAAAGAAAACACGAACTGTAAATTTAAACAATACCAATCAATCACTGTTATTTAAATTTGACAATATTGTAATCAGCAAAACTGGTCTTACCAGTGCCGCCGGTTGGTGTATGAGTTTGTTTGTAACGGAAAAAGACAAAGACTACATAATTGTAGTACTAGGAAGTAAAAACAAAAACGAAAGAACAGCTACAGTAAAGGACATCATGTATAGCCATGTACTTGATCCCAACTCGTAACCAAGGTAACCATGAAAAAAATCAATCTAGAAGAAGTCAAGAGCTTTATTGAAGCACAAGGGCCAGATACTAAAATTTATCTAGGCTGTGACTCTGAACGTATGCGCATTGATGGTCAATGGCATGCTGACTATGTCTTGGCTGTTGTTGTACACATCAACGGAAATAACGGTTGCAAGTTATTTGGTGAAGTACAACGTGAACGTGATTACGATCACAAAGTCCATAGGCCAGCAATGCGCCTTATGTCCGAAGTGTATAAGGTCAGCGAGTTGTACCTAAAGCTAGCAGATGTACTTGAAGGTAGACAGGTTGAAGTACACTTAGACATTAACCCCGATGATCAATATGGATCTAGCTGTGTTATCAGCCAGGCCATTGGCTATATCAAAGGAACATGTAATGTTGTACCGTTTGTTAAACCCGATGCATTTGCTGCCAGCTATGCTGCCGATCGTTTCAAAAGTTTGAAAGTAGCCTAAGAATGCCAATGTACGAAACCACTGTTAGAACACCGCAAGGTGAAGAGAAGAAAAGAATATATGCACAGGACGTAAAAGAAGCCAAAAAGCTTTTTGAACAACTGTATGGTGGACCAAGAGCAGTTCCGTACATTCCACATATGGTGCCAAGTTGATGCGGGTATGGTGTAATGGTAACCCGAAACCTTGCCAAGGTTTAGTTGAGAGTTCGATTCTCTCTGTCCGCTCCAAGCTTCATTGACAATCGTTCAGCAAAAACTCGATGCCTGTCAATGCCCGGATGGCAAAGGTCTCTACCAAGTGAATTAGAGTAGCTTGATGTGAGTGCGTTAGCATTAACTGTAACACACTTGATTCCTTTGGCAGTACACAGCATTTGTATACCTAATGTATTTTTTTCAGTGTTGAAATAATTGTTATTTTCGTCTACTGTCCAAAGTTTAATAAACTCTTTTGTTGATGGATCTTCAATATCTACATTTTTAATATTATCGTTGGTTACCAGTTCACATCTTATGCCCGGAGGTTGCATAAAAATAACTGTGGTTGGATTAATTTTATCTAGCCATCCATGACATAACCTAAATGCTGTATCAGCGGAGGAGCCGGCAATGCCAAGATTAACACATTGTAAATTTAGATTTGTTGATACTAACTCAGGCCAAATTAAGTCTACAGGTAACCCCATGCCCATTGTAAAACTACACCCAAGAAACATGATACTAGGTTTGTCAGTAAACTCTTTACACCTAAACCCATGTGAGTTAAATTCATATGTAAAGTGATTATCTATCCAGCCCTGTAGTACTAGATCACCGTGGCGTTTGTCAAGATTTTTCTTGTATAATTCTTCAGTGTCCATGGGCAACCAGTCTACAGTTTTGTTAGCAAGATTTTTATAAAAGGAATCATAATTAGGCATGTTTTTATTTACACTAAAACTTTATCAATATTACAAATTCTGCTCTCATAGTATAATGGCATTACACGCCCTTGGTAAGGGCGAAACACAAGTTCAATTCTTGTTGAGAGCACCATATCGGCCCTTGGTGAAATGGATATCATTCCAGGCTTCGAACCTGGAGGTGGGAGTTCGATCCTCTCAGGGCCGGCCATTATATTAGTCTTTAATATTAAATACACACATAACGTCATATATAAGGTTACCATGCTACACTTTGTCCAATCATTCACAGATAACATCATTGAACTGCTCAAAGAAGATCCAGTTCGCCCTCACATCCCTACTAGTAGTCGCATAGGCACAAACAGAGATATATTTGTGCTTCGTGATGAAAATGGTAAAGCCAAAGCTATCACTTGTGCTAGCTATCAAAACATTATCCCGCTTGATGAAAGCGAATTATTTGAACCAGTTACTGATCCTAGTGTAGTAGTTTTTTATACTATTTGGAGTTATGCACCCGGTGCAGGTCGTGAACTTATTCTAGACGCAGTCAAACACATAAGAGAAAACAAACCCAATATTAAAAGATTTGTTACTCTGAGTCCTCCCACAGAAATGGCTAAAAAATTCCATATTAAAAACGGTGCAAACACTTTTAGAATTAACAATTTGACTATCAATTACGAATACCCATGAACATCACCAACGAAGATGTTGTTAGGTACATTAGAACAAGTCAACAACCAACAGATTACAAAATAGTCTGTAGAATTGGCGATGATTTGATATCCAACACTGATACGTTAAATTCGGCTGAATTAAAACAGTTTGTTTTTTCTACACTTGATACATTAACACAACATTTTGATTTTGGTACAAGTTTTGCACAGCCTGTGGCTATATTGTACCAAGAATACATCAGCGAAGAGTTAATGGTTTATCTGCATCAGTGGTTACGCACAAAATGTGCTGATATAGAAAACATCACTGTGGTGTTAGGTCAGAGTTTGGGAATGAAAGAATGGTGGAAAGAATGGTGTAGCATTTATCACGAAAAATCTTTTTTAATTGTTGAGTTGTCTTGGGCCTATTGCGAGTGTGCTTATCGTACTTGTTTTAGCCCGAGTGAATTTGTTAGTCATCCAGACATAGTCTCTGAAAAAAATAAAATGATGCAATATCATTTTAGTTACTGGGCAGGTGGTACAAAACACTACAATGATAGATCATACATTGCCATGCGAGTATTGGAGTTTTTAGATTATTGTTTATTTGATAGTCTGTATAAATTACCATCAAAACAACTGCTATTAGACTATGCAGAACAAATCACTTATTTTAAAAGTCAGGACACTATTGATTTAATATCATCATTGTATGACACAAAAGTCAACAGCGATGGTGAGGTTAAAATAAAAAATATCAACAACAATACTGCAATTAAAAAAAGAGTTCAGCAATTTTGTTTTGTTGATAGTTTTACATGGAATAACAACCGCTGTTGCTTTGCTTCGGTGATCAGAGAAACAAAAAACAATGATTTACATCAAGAATTCACAGAGAAAACTATGAGAGCTTTTTGGCATCATTTGGTAGCTATACCTCTTTGTTATAATGCAGTAAGTAATTTAGAAGCACAAGGATTTTGGTTCCCGCATGACTTGATTGATTACAGATATCAAGGAGTGCGTGATTTTCACGAAAGGGTATCATTGGCAATGCAATCAGTTAAAAAGTTAATTGCAGATCACAGCATTAATGATTTAAAAAACTATTACAACAATCACACAGAACACTTTTATTACAATGCTAAATTAATAAAAGACTTAGGCGATGACTCGCAACGCCTACATCAAAAATACATTTAAGGATTAACATGGCAAGAATTACATCAGAAGATGCAGTAGAACAAGTTGGTAATCGATTTGATCTTGTGCTAATTGCAAGTCGCAGAGTTAGAGAACTTCGCAACGGCTATCGCTCTCACATTGCTTCCACAAATGGAGCATTGGTTACTGCTCTTAAGGAAATTGAAACAGGACATGTGGGTAGAGAGTATTTGTTAAAACCTACAGAAGTGAAAAATCCCGACCGTCGACCCAGACGTTCAGACAAAGTTTTTTAATGCAATAGTTAAAGGCGTGAGCGAAAGAAAGCCTAGCCAGCAGATCCTAACTACCAGGGAAGTGATCACCCATAGCCTACTGTAGCCGATATACTGGCCGAGCCAAGTGGCACTTGGTTGAACATGCTGATGGGAGTGTTACGGCAACGCTGATACCGTTGATAAAACCTAATGCTTTAAACACAGGGTAGTGCCTTTAACTATTTTTTATTACAAAAACAGTTGACTGGTAACTCAAACAATTGTATAATTTAAGTTAAAGAAAGGAGGGCATGATGCCTAGTGTATTTTTAGTCAGCGACACGCACTTTGGTCACATGGGTGTCTGCCGCTTCACACGAGATGACGGAGTTACAAAACTTCGTCCCTGGGATGATGCTGACGAAATGGATGAGGAAATGATCCGACGTTGGAACGACCGTGTGCGTCCCAGTGACAAGGTGTATCACCTGGGCGATGTTGTTATCAATCGTCGAGCATTAAAGACATTACATCGATTAAACGGAGACAAGGTGTTGATCCGTGGAAACCATGATATCTTCCGCGATGACGAATACAGAGAGTACTTTCGTGAACTTCGGGCATACCATGTGATGAACGGAATGATATTGAGTCATATCCCTATCCATACAGCAAGCCTGGGCAGATTTGGTGTCAACATACATGGTCACCTTCATGCCAATCGTGTGATGATGGAACCTGTGGGCAAGTATGGCATCCCTGTAGTCGACGTTCGCTATCATTGTGTATGCGTGGAACAAACAGACTTTACACCTATCTTGTTTGAAGATGTGATCAAACGCATTGAGGCAGAAGGCGGTGTAGTTGGTTTTAAAAACGGCAACGGACCAAGTGTGGACTAATATGAAAGAAAAATTTATTCAAGCCTACATGGATGTTGCTAAAACATTTGCAGAACTCAGCCATGCTCGTAGATTACATGTGGGTGCTATTGTGGTCAAGGATGATAGAATTATCAGTATTGGCTACAATGGCATGCCTGCTGGTTGGGATAACAACTGTGAAGATGAGATTTGGGATAAAACTGGTGATTATGAATTGAAAACAAAGCCAGAAGTACTTCACGCAGAAACCAACGCCATTGCAAAATTAGCCAAGAGCACAGAAAGCGGAGACGGTGCTGATTTGTTTGTTACTCATGCTCCGTGCATTGAATGTGCCAAACTGATTTATCAATCCGGCATACGCAGAGTATTTTATGGCAAAGCATACCGAGATGATTCAGGCATAAAGTTTTTAGAGAAATCAGGAGTAACAGTCAATAAAACTGTTGACGTATAATCAATAAGTAAGAGTTATTGCTGTATGAAGCAAAGAGAAAAGTGTTCTGGACGGGGGTGCGAATCCC